AATGAAACTGGAGAAATGAGTGCTTCAGAGCTTGAACCTGGGGGATGGAGAGGGTCTGATTAATCATTTAAAGAGTTTGAAAAAGGGCAAGAGGGGAAAGTAATTGGGAAGATATTTAAGGAATAATGGGCAGAAGCCTGGAACTTGGAAGCCTTTAATAGATGCTGGTAGAGTGTCGGCAACTTTTGCTTGTCCTAAATGTGGAGAGATAATATTTCTTACTGACCATCAAATTGAAGAGGGGGGCATTATAACTCCTCTTGTTATTTGTAGGACTGAGGGTTGTGGTTTTCATGAGAATATAATTCTGGAAGGTTGGATTTTTATATAATGAGTGAAGTTATATCCACAATATCCCTTGTAGTGAAAGGACTAACGGATGCGATAAAGGCCATTTATCCAAGTTGGAAAGTTGTTTATGATGAAAATTTGGATTATCAGTCCTCTGTCGAAAAGCTGAGAAAATTTAATCTCATTAATGAGAATTATGATAATGCCTTTCCCATGTTTTCATTTAAACGAAGTATTCTCCATGCCTCTACTGAGGTTCCAAGGGCTGTCAATGTAGATGTTGTGGATTTAGGAGAAACTACACAGGATTTTGCTAACCTCTTTAAATCTAGTTATGCTACTTTTGATGTTGACTTTTTTATTTACAGTCCGAATATTGATTTTATAGAAACCATAGAGGTTGAATATTTGTCATGGCAGAGTTTGAAAAGTATAAGAAACTTTCAGGTTACGATTCCTGGAATTACTCTTCCTATGACATATCAATCCTATTTTGATGATTTAGATGTTTTTAAAATTAATATTAAGGATAAATTCTATAAGTCATTGGGTGGTAAAATTCATGTGAAAGGTTGGTTTTTGATTATTCCTGATAATCCTACATATCCCAAGATTTTGGAAATCAAAAAAACGATTTTAAACTACCACAAAGAAATTTTAGAAAGTGAAGATATAGTTCCAAATTAATATATTCAAGGTTAGGAGGTTAATTATGAGTGAAACTAACAAAACTGGAAAAATAGGTGTCTTGAAGTCCCAGCTAGACATGCCCAGGATGGTTACTTATGATGGAAAGATAATGAAAATTGCTGCTGGGTCTAAAACTTCGTTACTTGAATTTGATAAATTGGGTCCTCTACCCAAAGGTATTAGATTCATAGAGAGGAGGGCATAATGAGTATCAGTAGTGGAATGCCAAGAGTAAACATATCGGAAATTTCCCAGGATCAGAGAATTCCTTCTTTTCCTGGAGTTTATGGGTATCTTGAATTACCTAATGCCCCTATTGGCCCTCTGACAGAGACTTTGATTTCTTCAGAGGCACAGCTTCTTAAGCTTTTTACTACCAATGGGAAAATTGGTATTGGGTATGATGAGGCTTACTGGTCTGCAGAGGCTTTCCTTACCCAGTCTACTACCTTGTGGGTAAAGAGGCTAGTAAATCTTGCTACCATTAAATATGGTGGGGTGGCAGTTAAGGAAAGAACGGCATCAGGTTCCAACTATCCATTTCCAACTGGATACACTGATCCTACCTCTTTCTCTTTTGAGGCACAGGATTCCTTTACCCTCTATCAAGCTAATCCAGGGAGTTGGGCCAATGCTCCGAATGGGGCTCTGCCATTGGCTGTTAGGCTTTATGCCTATGATACAAATCCTAGCAAAGTCCAATTGCCAGGGGCTTTCATGATTGAGGTTTACAATGCCAATAACCTCAGTGTTCCCCTTGAGCCAGCTTGGTTGTGTTCCAAAACTCCAGGGGCTAAGGATGGATTTGGGAGAAATATCTATGTCCAGACTGTCTTACTGGGTTCCCAGTATATCAGGGCTTTTGACGATGTTTCTACTGAAGATTCCCTTTACCCCCTGACTACTAATGGTTCTGTTTGGAGTGCTGCTATTAGTGCAGCCGGTGCTGGATATTCTGTTGGGGATATCCTCACTTTGGTAGTAGGGGGTGGAGATACTGCTGCAACATTTAATGTAACTAAGGTTGGAGCAGGTGGTTCCGTAACTGGAATTTCTGTTATCACCCGGGGCCTTGGCCTTGTAGTTGGGACTAGCTATGCCACTACCGCTTCCCCAAGTTCTGGCAGAAGTGGTTGCACAATTAGAGTTTCAGCAGTGGGCTTATTCTTTGACCAAGGTGTGGATGGTGACTCAGTTACCGATGCTGACATGGTTAGTGGACTAACCAAAGTTACCAATCCAGATAATATGCTTGTTACCATTCTGATGGATGGGGGTTGGACAACCGAAGCTTATGCCTCTGCCCTTTGGAGCATAGCTGAAAATCGGCATGATTGTGTGGCTATTCTTTCCGTTGATCCTCAAGCCGAATTGGAAGCCGATTATCTTACAGCTATTAAGACTTACCGTAGCACAACTCTTGCTGCCAATACCTCTTACGCAGCCCTATATACTCCTCATGTAAGGGTATTCGATAAGTTTAATAACCTTTATCGGTATGTACCCCCTGATGGATATGCAGCCGCTGCTTTGAGTGCCAACGCCAGCAATACGGAATTTTGGGTTCCTGCAGCGGGTGATGTTAATGGTGTTCTGAATGTCCAGGGACTTCAGGTTATATTCACTGAGGGGGATATGACTGATCTCTACAACAATCAGATTAACCCAATAAGGTTCACCCCGACAAGAGGGATCAGGATTTGGGGCCAGAAAACTCTGTTACCCATTCCTGAGGATCTCCAGTATCTTAATGTCCGTTGCCTGTTGATTGTTATTGAACCAGCCATTAAGTTCTACTTAGAAGGTCTTCTATTTGGACTTAATACCCCTACTTTACGATCTCAGGTTGAGGCAACTCTTAACGCATACATGAATGACATTAAGGCCCGGACAGGGGTAACTGATTTCTATGCCGTTTGTAATGGCACTAACAACTCTGCTACGGACATACAAAATCATGTCATGAACGTGGATTTGTATATTCAACCTACTTTAGATGTGGAGTATATTAACTTCCAAGTGATTATAACGGCTGCTGGAGTTACTCTCCAGACTGCACGTTAAGAAAGGAGTTTAGTATGAATATAACCTTAGATCAATTGGTTGGACAACCAGATTGGGCAATAACTTACCGATGGAACGTTACCTTCCTTCCACCACTAGCACTTCCTTTCCCAGGTGGATTGGATGTTACCAATATAAGGTGTGAATCGGCTGCTTTGCCTAAATCCACAGGATCTGTTTTTGAAGTTACCATTAGGGGTTTGACAGATAATGTAAATCCAGGGATATGGAAAACTGCAGGGACAATTAAGTTAGTCTTTGTGGAGACTGTAGATAATGCAATCCTCAACTGGATTCAATATCTAAGAGAAGCTATTTGGAGACCGGGAACTGGTAGTGGATTAAATAAAGCCGATCTTCTTTTCCCAGCAGTTAGATTAGAACGGTTGGACAGATCGGAGAATCCAGTTAGACAATATACCCTGGAAAATAGCTTACTAGCTGATTATGATCCAGGTGGAGATTTAGGGCCAGATGCAGGTTTGGTTAAGCCAAGTATTACTATTGCTTATCCTAATTATACAGAGGTAGGTCTCCCGGTTGCAGCCCCTGTTCCAACTACTCCGTAAGTGAGGATGTTTGGGGGTTACAACTTATGTTTCTGACCCATGTTGATCAAATGGTTGGAATAGAGTGGAGTAGGGAGCATCTATGGGACATTAAGTTTGGTCCAGGGTCTTCCTCTCCACCAGTTCCGTTTGACCAGTGGTTTCCAGCTTCCGATGTTTCCTACCCTACTGGAATTGTTGAACTGAAAACCTTTGATGGACCCTTATCTGAGTTTAGTATTCCTATAAAGACTAGAGAAAGACAGCTTTCGATAACTTTCTTTGATGATTTTGAACATGTTTTACTGGATTGGTTTACATGGTGGATGAATTCCATGTTTGGAAATACTATGGCAAGTACCTCTTCAGAGTATTTGACCCCTAGTTATGTACAGACATTGGATCAAGTCACAAAACAAGTTTTTATTTCTCGATTGAATAGTCAAAGAAAAGAGATTACTCTTAATAGCGGAAATGTCTATATTGATTCATTTAAAGTTTTTCCTACTGATGTAATTGGGTTTAAAGGAGGGAGTGATGCAAAACCCAATGTTTACACAGTTAAATTTGTTATAGCGGCAATTATTAAACAAAACTATGTTAGTAATATGATTAAACAGGGGAAAGTAACACAAAAACAAATATAAGTTTCTCTCTTGGAAGGAGGGGATATGGTTGCAAGAGTTCAAAGAGTTAGGGAAGATAAGGGGAAGAGTATAGAAACTGTTGTTCCTCAGCCGGTTATGTCGAAGGAAGAGGTTAGTGCTTTTATTCCTGAAGCTAGAATAAAACAGATACCTTCAAATTTTCTACCCTATCCTAAAGATTGTTCCATTTTTTATAGACCCTATGTTTTCGGAGAATTGACAGAGTTCAATGAGTCAAAAATCTCTGAGGCAGATGAGATAAGGTTTATACTTGAGGGGGTAAGAACATCTTTCCCCATAATGGATTTAACCTACTATGACTATATAGCTATCACTCTTTTGAGAAGAATTTCCTCCTTTGGGGGTAGCGAATTTAGTTTTCAATACACCTGCCAAAAGTGCCAAAATAAGAATAGGCACACAACTACCTTGGATAATCTCCCCTTTCATGCTATTGATGCTCCTGCCTTGCCAATTGGTGTGAAGATTGGTGGGGTGGAACTTAAGTTCATGCCTTTAACCGTGGGCATCTATATCAAATTGCTGGAGTCTAAGGTTATGGAAAATCCCAAAAAGAGGACGGTTAAAATGTTTGCTCAAGAGGTAGTAAACATGAAACCTGAGGAAGCGGAAAAGATTATTCATGCAGCTTGGAATGAAGAATCTGAGCTTTTAAATCATATTGATGAAACTCTTTACCATGGGGTTGAACCTGTCAAGGCAGTTTGTAAAAATGTAATCAAATCTCCTGATACAGTTTTGAATGGGATTATAGCCCTCTGTCAGGAAAGAAGTAAGATGGAAGATAGTGAAAATAAGCGTAAGACATGGGAAGATGCTGCCTTGATGCTGGAAGAGGAGTTAATTCCACCTATTGAGGGTGAGGTTTGTGGGCATATTAATATGGTTACTATTAACAGGCCGGAGGTCCTGGTACGTCCCTTTCCACTTGATAGACAATCTTTACGAAGTAAGCTACAATTTGGCTAAAGCAGGAATTATTGATCCCCTTAGGATTAAATTTATGTATTACGGGGAAATAAAAAGATACATGAAAATGCTAATGGAAGAAAATAGATAATGGCTACTGTTGACAGATCACAATTCCCAAAATCCTCTCAACTGGAGGGTATCCCTGAATTTATAACCAAAATGGGATCTAAAATAGCCCAGGCTGCATTTGCTATGGTAGGGACTGCTCTTCCTAAGGGTGCTTTTGTTGGTCCAGGTGCAGAGGCTATAGCTTCCCTTGTTAGTAAACATCTTGCCGAAAGTAAGGAAGCATCGGCTAAGGCTAAACAATTTGAGATTTCTCCTGAAGAGTATAAAGAAAGAAAAGAATCTAGGAAGCAACAGGAAGAGATAAAAGAAATTAAGGAGCTTCAAAAAAAGTTAAATATTGGGGCAACCTCTGTAGATCCCAAATATATCCAGGGGTTAGGTAAGGATATAAAAGAAGGACTTGGTGAAGTAGCTGAATCAATATCCGATCAGCCCAAAAAACAGATAGAGGAATTAAAGAAAGCTGGGTTTGGAGAGAAAAAGGAATTAAAGAAAGCTGGGTTTGGAGAGAAAAAGGAAAAAGGTGGTGTTACTGAAGCCTTGTTTGGTGGGTTAAAAATACCAGAGGCTAGGCAACAAGCCATTCAACTGGCACTTGGAGCTACAGGATTGGGGGGGATTGAGGAAATATTTGGGGTTAGCGGAAGGGTTGAAAAATTAATTGCTCAGACTAAAGAGAAAAGGGCTATAGCAAAAGAAGAAGAAACTACAGCTAAAAAATTGGGGGTTAGTGCCGAAGAATATAGGGAAGCCCAAAAATCTGCTAAGATTAAAGAGGAAAGAAAAGGACTTTATGAAGAGGCACTTTCTTTAGGTCTTGAACCTAAAGGTTTTTCTGATATTGCTGCTGAAATAGAGGAAGAGGAAGAAAAAAAGAAAGCGGAAAAGGCTGCTAGAAAAGCTGGAAAAGAAGGTGCCCCTCTTTCTGAGGAAATCTTTGCTGACTTTATTGACGGGGTTAAAGAGGGAGTAACCGAAGGGCTTAAAGAATCAGGCATGCTTGCAGAGGGTCAAGCGGATACTATTGCTGCTATTGCTGAAAATACGGAAAAGACTCATGAGGAAGTTTCCGATCTTCATAAGACATTGAAAGGTGAGAGTACAACAGAGGGGAAAAAGGAAAAGAAAGACAAAGAGGAGAAAAAGAAAGAGGAAAAGGATAAAACAGAGGAAAAAGAGGATGAGAAAAAGAAAGAGGGAAAAGGACTTATAAGTTCTATTATAAGTGGTATTTTAGGTAATCCTACTGCGTTATTGGGAATAGTAGCCATAGCTACTACTGCCTTTGCTATTTATAGAATTCGTGAAGCTTGGAAAGAGCATTTTTCTCCTGAGCGTCAAAAGGCGTTGAAAGATACGGAAGATGCTAAAAAACAATTAGAAGAAGTAGAAAAGAAATTTGATGTTAAGAGGAAATTGGAAGAACAAGGTCTTAAGCCAAGTGTTAGAGAAAAAACCCCTGAAGAATTAAAACAATATCAAGAAAGTTATCCAGAAAGACTAAAGCAAGAACAGGAAAGGGTGGAGAGAGAAAAGAAGAAAGGGGCTACTGCAGAACCTGGAAAAGTTATTCCAGAGAGTCCACCTACAGCAAAGAAAGAGGTTATGGCTATAACCCCATCTACTGAAGTAAAGAAAGAGGTTATGGCTATAACCCCATCTACTGAAGTAAAGAAAGAGGTTATGGCTACTCAACCTACTGAAGTAAAACAAGTTCCAATTGAGGAATATAAACCTACTCCTGGAGGTGGTCAAGAAAGAATATTGGGGGGAAGAGCATCAAAAGTTAAAACCCAAGCGGAAAGAATTAAAGTTAGTCCTGCTACTCCGATGGTTACACCACCACTAGGAGAAAAACCTACTCCTGAAAAACAGACGGGAATTACTAATATTAATCTTCAAAGTCCTCCACAAGTAGTACCTAATTTTAGTAGAAATGCTAGTATTAATGAATTACATAACTTACCAATTCTTTCATTTTGAGGTTAGGTATGAGTGATAGTTATCTTCTTGAACAAATGTTAGCTGATCCTAATGCTAAGGTTATTGTTGACATTAAAACCGATGATAAAAGTTTACCTCTTAATCCACCAAGAGTAGTAGGGTATCTTGAGCAAGATTTCAGTTTTTCTACCCAAGCTGATTGGACTTCACCTTATGATACTTTTAGTGGAATGTTTAAATTTCTACAAAATATAAGAAATCTTGCATCAACAGCATTATCTGCTCTTGGACTGGACACAATTGCTGGAGCCCTTCCAGCAGCCATGTCTTTTACTCAAACTATTAAAGATTATATGGGGAGTACTCCTCCTGAGTTTGATCTTAATCTAACTTTTATTGCAACTAAGAATAATAATCAAGTTTACCCAGTAAATTCGATAAATACTTTATTAGCTTGCACTTCTCCTACAGGTGGTGGTCCTACTAACAAAAGTTCCGCTTTTTTTATGGGGGAACCTTTAGGTTATACACATAATCTTACACAAGTTACTAATGGATTTGTAAATTTAAAAATTGGTACATGGCTACAAATACCTAATCTCTTGGTATCCGCAGTTAGGCCAACTTTTTCTAAGCAAGTTGGTAGTCAAGGATTTCCGATTTATAGCAAAGCTACAATTCATTTTGAGTATTTCAGGACTCCAAGCTATATGGAAATTATGTCTTGGTTTACTGGAAAATTTGTTTCTGACGTAAAAGGGTATCCTCCAGAAGTTAAAGATGCACAACCACCAACACAAAATGTTTGGGGTCAAAAAGGTGGAATTCAAGGTCAAGGGGAATTACCTATTCTATAAGTAAGAGGATACTGTTAATGTATTTTATAAATACTAAAGCGGATCTCCCAAATAGATATGATATTGCCAAATTTTTGGAATATGTAATTCCAGATTCGGGTGGTCCTCTGTTTGATGTTTTGGCAAGCTATTTCTGGAACAATCTTATGAATTTACCAATAGGTGGAACTTTTACTGTAATAGGTGAAGGTAACAGACCAGATTTGATTTCTTATAGAATTTATGGGGATATTCAATATTACTGGATTATCATGCTTTATAATGGGATTACAAACAATGAGGATATCCAAATAGGTACAATTTTATATTACCCTCTGTTGAAAGATTTGGATAATCTTTATTTTCAGCTTAATTCTTTACAGACTGCTGCTAATGCTGCTGAGGCTCTTGCTGCCCTAGCCCCTGCCCCGGCTGCTACTTTATCCACTATTTCTGTAACCCCGGCTGATGCTAGTATTGCGATAGGGCGTACTCAACAATATGCTGCTTCTGGAGTTTATTCAGATGGGGCAACTCAGGATATAAGTACAAGAGTTACATGGAGTTCATCTACTATTTCGGTAGCTACAATTAATGTTAATGGTTTAGTTACGGCTGTTTCTGTAGGAACCACAGAAATTATTGCTACTTTGGAAGATGTTTCAGGAGGGGTTTCCTTATTAGTAACCACTACTGTTAAGATATTGCAGCTTATATATCTATCTCCTGCAGGACGTAATGTTTATCATGGTACTGTTATGCAATTTTCGGCATCGGGAGTTTTCTCTGATGGTAATACTATAGACTTAACTACACTTGCTGGAGTTGTGTGGGATATATCGGATCATGCAGTAGCTACAGTTAGTTCCATTGGATTAGTTACAACTCTTACTGCTGGTTCAATAACTATTACTGCTACTTATACTATTCCAGGCCAAGACCCTATTGTTGGAGCCACTTCTTTGACTGTTACATAAGAGAGGAGTTAATGGTTGATTTAATTAATAAAAAGTAGGGTACACTTTAGAAAATTCAACTCCATGTTGTGAAACATGTAATAAAGCAAAAAGAAATATGTTTCAGCTTGAATTTATTACTTGGATTAAACAAGCAGCAGAAAATATTAAGAGAAGAGAATTAGGTTGTAGGATATGATTACTCTTTCTAATCAATATACATTAAGTTTTTCTGTAGCTGGAAAGGATGACTTTCTTACCGAAGCGGATCTCCAGGGGCTTAAAGTTGTAGAAGAAGCTGGTAATATTTTGCCTACTTTTGAGATTACTTTTACCTTGGAAGATAGTAGTATTATTAGGTATTTGAATGAAGGTAATCCTTTTAAAATTTCGTTTGGAGAGGATAAGTCAAACTTGATTACCTCTACTTTCCGAATTATGGGTAGGAAAATTAGTAAGATGGGGCAAGGAAAGTACCTAATTAGAGTTTTAGGGGTTTATGATGCACTTACTTATTATACTGATTGTAAAATAACTACTACTGATAAAATGTCCGGGGCGGCAGCTATTTTGGAAATTGCTTCCCAGTATTTTAGTTCAGTTGATTCTAATATTAGAGATTCAGGGGATGTTCAATACTGGGTTCAACATAATACCCCAAACAGAGTTTTTGTAAATGAGATTTGGATGCATTGTTTTCTCCCTAATTCCTTTCCAGCTATAGGGATAAGTAGCCAAGGATCTTTTATTTTAAGGGATGTAAGGAAATTATCTATGACTAAAGAGTTTGCATGGAAATTTGTTTCTATCCCTTCAGGAACAGGAGATCCTAAAGAAATTGTTATTGATCCTATTTCTGGTGTAGAATCAGTTACAGGTCTTGTCAATGCCTGGGTAGGGTATGGTAGGGAAAAGAATTTGTGGGATGTGGATAATAGTATTGCAAGTGTAAACAAGCCTACTCTTACACCGATGTTGGCAGATTCCTTTGTTCTTGATCGAATGGCAAACCCGGGAAATAGGGCTGCTGAATTCAGTTTGATTAATGAAAATGTAGACCCCCATTATTGGTCTGCATATCAGAATAATCTTGCATACTTATCTGTATTTGGATGCACTGGACTTTTAATCTCATTCACGAAAATATTTGCCAACGTGAAAGTTCTGGACTTAGTTTCCTTTAGAGATTTAGGAATAGACCTTAGCCAAACTGAGGGTAACTATTCTGGTTCCTATTTGGTAAGCAAGGTAGCCCGGATAATTGAGAATAAAGTTCCTATTACTATGGTACAATTAAATAGGGAATCTTTAGGTGAATTACAAGGGGATTTGTTATAATGTTACTCCGTTTGAATGATTGGGTTTCAAGGAATGATGATATCAGTAAACCTCACCGTGGGGTTGTTATCAGTAATGGTGATCCCAAAAAGCTTGGAAGAATTAAGGTTGAAATTGAGGGGTTTCTTCAAGGTCTTCATCTTCCCTGGATCTATCCGAAGAATCCTTATTTCCTTGGTGGGGGGAATGGGTCTATTAGTTTCTCAGTACCAGAAGAGGGATCTGAGGTAATAGTTGAATTTCCTTTTAAAGACATCTATTTTGGATTTTATACAGGACATTGGCCAACCAAAAAGCATCCGAATGAGTTTGATGTTTGGTCAATGGATGCTTTCCCTTATGTTACTTTCAATGAGAGTTATCCTGAAAGTTATGGATTTAGGGATTCCAATGGTAACTATTTTAGAGTTAATAAAATTAAGAATACTATGGAACTTTACCATAAGTCCAGTTCCAGTGATGAAACTAGAATAACAATTAGGGACGATGGCCAAATAGACATATTTACTATTGGGGATTTTAATATAACCAATTCAGGGAATATAAATCTTAATACTACAGGGATCATTAATATATTAGTCCCTCTTAAAGGTGCCAGAATTAGTTTCAATGGATTAGGTGGTATTCCGTTAGTTACTGCAACCGTTAATGCGATTGGAGACCTTACTGCCTTTGTTCTTTTTGGTGGTGCTACTGTAGAGGTAACTAAATCTGTTACCCTTGCTGCAGGTTTATCAGTAAGCATTATAGCAAGCACTCTTGTTAGCATTTATGCTGGGGGGTCTGCTTCAGTTACCGCTGTAGGGAAAGTTGATATTGTGGCAGGGGGGGATGTTTCGGTTAATGCTGGAGGAATAGTTGATATTACGGCAGAGGGGTCTGTTTTGGTTAATGCTGTAGGGAGAGTTGATATTGTGGCAGGGGGGGAAGTTTCAGTTAGTGCTGGAGGAGAAGCTAGTGTTGCGGCTGTGGGGAATGCTACTATCCATAGTTTGGGGGTAACTACAGTTCACGCAGAGGGAAATGCTATTCTTGAGGCCGGTGCTAATGTAGATATTACAGCAGGGGGAGTGATTAATGTGACTTCTGGTGGTCTTCTAAACGTAATGTCTGGTGGTCTTCTAAACGTAATGTCTGGCGGTGTTCTGACTATAACAGCCCCTACTATTTTGGTGAACTAATGCCTCCTATGCCCGTTATCAGAGTTGGAGATCTTACTTATGGTGGAACTTCTCACCATGGATTTAGAAATGGGGTGGTTACGGCTGTTGGAGCTTCAATTACTGTAATGGTTAATGGGCGATTTGTTGCAATTGTAGGAACACAAGTTATGTCTGATTTAGGTGATATTGGGTTTATTATTTCTACTTCTACTTGGTTAGTTGAAGGAAGACCAATTGGCAGAATTTCAGGAGCACCTCCTTCAGGGCCATTTGCTTTTACATCGGCAAACTATACAGGATGGGTTCTTAGTGGCTCTCCTAATGTTTTCAGTAGTACATAGGAGTTTTTATGGAATCAAAAGCTAAGAGACTTATGGATCTAATGAAAAATGAAGCAGGGGGTCCAGGTGGTGGGGCTAAGGGTGGTATGGGTGCTCAAGGAAGTGTAGCCTCATTAGGCAAGATCCCAATGGGCTTTTTAACCAAGAGAAGAAAAAAGAGATTAGGAAAGGGGAAATAATATGTCTGTTCTTCCAATTAATCACTGGGGAAGTTTGACACTGGAAGCATTATTTGGTCCTCTGGCTGCTTTGGTAGCCGGTGATTTAGCCAAATTAAATTTAAACGCTACTCAACTTCTTCAGCTTTTACAGGCTATTCAGACTAAGATAACTGCCGTGGCTGGGTTAGTTGCTGCTACCAATTCATTTATAGCTGCCTTGCAAGCTTCTGGATTTTACATCATTGTTCTTGATCCTGCTTTGGGGGGGTGGTCAAATAGGTTTAATATACCAGGGGCACCCCCTAATAGTGGATATTCCGCAGGGGTAGGTATAATTGCCCAAGCTGTAAATCCTAGTATTGTTGTAAATTCATATACAGCTTTGATAAAAGTTTTGACAAGTCCATTACCAATTCCAGGGATACCATCCCTATAAGGTGATTTATGGCAACAGTTAAGCCTACATACTCTGATTTTAATGAATTTCAAGTTTCTGGAAGTTTGCTGTATGATATTGCTGATATCTACCAGTCTATCGACAATATTTTGAATACAGTACCAGGGGAAAGATTATTTTTACCAGAATTTGGGTGTGATTTAGAGAGATATTTATTTCAATTAATATCTGAAGAAACTGGATTTTCCATTTTAGGTGAAGTAGTTAAAGCTATTAATAGATGGGAACCACGGGTAGTAGTAAATTTTGGTCAAAGTAGCGTAGTTCCTAATGGATCAGAAAATGGGTATAACTGCGTGGCTTCCTTTGTTATAATTGGATTGGGTGGACAACAATTCGCTTATCAAGCGGGGATTACACGATAGGAGTCAGTATGGCAAATTCAAATATTATCCAGCAAAATGCTGTTTCAGAAGCTACCATAAAAGCTGCTCTGGATGCTTATATCAAGTCTCAAGCCCCGGAATTGCGGTGGTTAGACTTTTTTGAATCTGGGCCTGGAACCATAATTGAAGAATTAATGGCTGGGTTAGGGGCTTTCAAATCTTTCCAGGAATTGGCTACTAGGGTTGAATCTACCTTGGATTATGCCCGTTTACTGAGTTCTGTTTATGAATTGGCTTTCAATCGTGGATTTTTGGTCCCCCCTTGTCAAGCTGCACAAGTAACTCTTTTTCTTGTTCCTAATGTAACTATTACCGTTGCACAAGGGGATCTGGTAGGGACAATGGGTAATTATAATCTTTATTCTTTTGAAAGTAAGACTATGCCAGTGGGAAGTCCTATTTCTCTTCAGGTGGTAGTCGGATACGTGGATGCCCCTGAGGATTGGATTGTTAATGTTTCCAGTTCCCAACCATTTTCAACCATAGTGGTATATTTGAATAATAAGAATGTGGCTAGACAACTTGAATTACTTACGAATGGGACTGATGTGATAACTTTGGTTGATGACATTATATCTCCAGGGTCAAACCAAAGGTCTATTCCTCTTGATACTGTATATGGCCTTCCTGATGACCAGATCTTAAATATAATTCATACTCTTGAGGCCAGCACATCCTCTAATCCTGATGTTTACGTCCTTAGACGGGTTCTTCCAAATCAGGTTAGAATTTATTTAGGAAATGGCACTCTTGGATTTTATGATCCTACTGGTACTCAGTTAACATATAGGAGATTAACCTATAATGACGATGTAAATAATATTTTGACATATGTTCCTATTATGTCCATTAATGCAAATCTTGCTTCATTTACTGTGGATAACAATGCTGAACTTCTTCCTAATACCGAAACAGTTAGGGGGATAGCAAGATATTATCCTATTGATGGTAGGGTGGTCCAGGATAATGATTATTCCAGAGTTATTATGAAATACTATGCAGCTTTCCTTTATGATGCCTATGCCTTTTATTTTGAATGGCCTATAGACTTGCCTGATCAAGAGGCACTTCCTGCTGCTGTCGATACGGTTAGTAATACAATTGCAATTACCAGTAATCCTCTAATTACTGGGTTGCCAGTGAGATATCAAGCTACGGCAAATCCTATTGGGGGATTGACAAATGATACAATTTATTATGTAGTAAATTCAAATTTTAGCACTTTCCAGCTTTCAGCTACTCTTGGAGGTTCCGCAATTGCTCTCACCAGTCAAGGAACTGGAACCCATATTTTTGCCAACCCCGAAACTGAGGTTATACATCTTTTAGCTAATTCTTTTTTTACTCCAGGTATTCTTTCCAATATTGAAGTTTTAATAGCCAGCAGAATGGCTCAGGGAATTAGGGTAATGTATAAGCAAATTCCATCGTCCTCTGGGAAAACTTTTTACTGTATATTTAGTACTGTTCCCGGACAATTAACAAATGCACTTAGTAATCAGGCTTTGAATTATTTGAAGTCTCTTAGATTAAAATTTTATACAGAAATTACTATCTTAACTACAAATGACTTATGCATTCAGCTTTCTTCTCAGATAGGGATTCCTGTTTATCCAGGTTATAATTCTATCCAACATTTCTCTAATTATGGAGGGACTATTCCTGGAACTGTTTTAATAACTTCTGTCAATCATGGACTTCCATTAGGAATGTCCACCACAATTATTATATCTGGAACCATAAATTATAATGGTACATTTTCAGCTATTCCGATTGATGCTAATACTTTTTATATTACGGCTGCTTGGGTAGCTGATGATGGAACTGGAACGTTTACGGGTGAAAATTCCCTTACTTTGAATCCAGGTGATTTTTTATCCGCTATTGTTTCTCCAACTTGGAATACTCAATCTTGAATAGGAGGTAGTTATGTCTAATCAGCTTTATGGAAAAGGAAGACAAAAGTTCCTGGGAACTGGTGGTGTTAATAGCATTGATTGGCTTAATGATGAAATTAGGCCAATGCTGGTTAATACCTCCCTGTACACCGTGGACATTAATGTAGATGAATTTTTGAGTGATATTCCCGTGGGTGCTCAAGTAACCCCTGTATCTGACTGTCCTATTTTAGGCAACAAAACCTCTACTTTGGGGGTGGCAAATGCTTCAGGTGCTACATATACTGCTGTTAGTGGGGCTACCTGTGGGGCTTTAGTCCTCTTTAAAAATACTGGAGTCCAGGGAACATCCCCCCTGATTGCTTACATTGATACGGCTACTGGATTGCCTGTTGCACCTAATGGTGGTCCTATAGCAATACAATGGGATACTGGGACAAATAAGATTTTTAAATTATAAATTCTATTTGGAAGTCAAAGGAAACTATAAATGTCTTATGTTATAGGTGCAGATCTTGCTCCACATAATATGACAAGTGACATTCTTCCATCTCCGTATACCGCCTTTGCATCTACGGAGTTTAATGGTGGAGGAACGCATTTTGCTTGGAACGCTTTTGATGGTTTAATTGCAGACAATCATCATTGGCTTTCTACTGCCTCTGGTCTTCCTCAGCAACTTGGACTTGATTTTGGAGTGGGTAAATCCTTTCGGATTTATAAATATCAGGTCCAGTCAACCAATTGGGTATATGCTACCCGAATGCCAAAAAACTGGACATTTGAAGGAAGTAATGACAATTCAAATTGGACAGTACTGGATACACAAACGGAACAAACGGGATGGGGAGCCACTGAAATCAGGGATTATACCTGTGCTGTTTATACTTCAAGCTATCGGTATTTTCGCTTAAATATTTCTGCCAATAACGGAGATGCTTCTTATACGGGCGTAGGAGAGCTTTACTTCTACGAAGCGGTAAATGTTGGGAGTTATATAAAAGGTGCTGATTTTGCCCCTCATAATATGACTTCTGATAGTTTACCATCTCCATTTGTGGCACTTTATTCCACAGAATATAATTCTACATTTGCTGCTTGGAAAACTTTTGATTCTTTGTTTGCCTCTGGGCAATACTGGCTTGCAAATACCAGCACAGGATATGTAGGGATTGATATTGGCTCTGGTAATTCTAAAAGACTATACAGTTATAAGGTTTATGTTAATTCAATACCCGAACCAAATAGAGCACCAAAAAATTGGACACTTGAAGGAAGTAATACTGGAGCATGGGGAGGAGAACAGACAATATTAGATACCCGGACAAATCAAACAGTATGGGGAAGCGGAGAAGGGAGAGAATTTACCCTCAATTCCCCCTTTACTGCTTTCCGATATTTCAGGCTTAATATTACACTAAACAATGGAGATGCCCTTGTCCAGTGTGCAGAACTCTATCTTTATGAAGCTGTAGATGTAGGTTCCTATACTAAGGGAGCAGATTTTGCTCCCCATAATATGACTACTGATGATCTCCCATCTCCTTACCATGCAAGTGCATCAAGTGAGTTTAGTGGTACTCCAGCCTTTAATGCCTTTGATGGTTCCACAACTGTGCGTTGGATCAGTAATGCCACTTCTTTAGGTTGGTTAAAGATAGATGTAGGTGCAGCAAATGTTAATCAAATGTACAGTTATAAGATCTTATGCTCCACACTGGATGCTGTTACTAGGTATCCAAAAACGTGGACATTTGAGGGCAGTAATGATAATAGTAATTGGACTGTTTTGGATACTCAAAATGACCAAAGTGGATGGTCAGCGGGAGAAGCAAGAGAATTTCCTCTTGACCAATCACAGATGGGAACTGCTTACCGTTATTTCAGATTAAATGTCTCTGCTAATAACGGGGATACATATTTAGAAGTAGGAGAATTATATTTATACCCGTCTGAAGCCCCTAGTTCCAGTTCATCATCATCAAGCTCTTCATTTTCATCATCTTCTTCGGAATCTTCTTCTAGCTCAAGTAGCTCAGAATCATCTAGTTCTTCATCTTCTTCCAGTGAGTCATCCAGTTCAAGTTCTTCGTCAAGCTTATCTTCATCTTCCAGTGAATCTTCTTCTAGCTCA